GCTAAACTTGATCCAACGTCATATTCGTAGCCTTCCTTCAAAACCACTTCAACAACGCCGCAAGATTCTTCAACGACTTCAACCATGTATTGGTATTTTTTTGGGACTAAGTTTAAAAGTTTATTCATTAGTTGTTCTCCTGTTGTAAGTAAAAAGATCGTCTCTTGTTCTCATTGTATTATCAGATGTCTGTGATAGTGTCAATAGGCTAAACGACTCTTTTTCACATGGGATTCAAAATGACAGAACAATATCACCAGACAACTTTAAGATTTCCGCATGAACTGGTCACCAGATTAAAAACCCAGGCGGCATTAGAGCGGCGGACAATGACTAACCTAATTGCAGACTTATGTAATCTTGGATTGCAAGTACGCGGCGAGTCAAATGAAAAACGGCTCGAGGAATTTAAAAAACTGGTCCGGGCGGCGGGTCATGCGAGGTAGACGTGGTCATTACCTTACCATATCCGCCCTCTACGAACAGGCTCTGGCGTTACACCCAAAGGGGGGTCTACAGGACTGCAAAATACATGGAATACATCGCGGAGTGCCAGGGGTTTTATATGCACCAAGGAGCATCCTTAGATGCACCTGTAAAAGTCAGTATCCGGGCATGTCCCCCAGACAAGAGGATCAGAGACTTGGACAACCTTTTAAAAAGTTTGCTTGATGTATGCGTCAAGCTCGGATGCCTGACTGATGACAAATGGATACACAATTTATCTATTAGATGGGACCGATCAATTCCAATTGGCGTCGAAGTTACGATGGAGTTAATGGAATGACACGCGGACCGGGCAATACAATAATTAAAGAAATATGCGGTGAACACGGAATCAGCCTGGGGCAGTTTTTTGGTTATTGCAGACCACACCCGATAGTGGTGGCACGTCAGAAGGCATATGCCCGGATGTATTCAGAATTGGGCTACACTTACAGCATGATTGGCCGGATTTGTAACCGGGATCACAGCACAATTTTGAACGGCATCCGAGCGCATAAAAAACGGAACACAAATGGTTAGCGCATGGCCCGGAGATCACCCAACAACTACCCCATTGTTAGACGCGAGTGCCAAGTGTGCGGCACAGCCGGAGCCCTCGGAAGTCAAATCATCATTACAGGAGCGGGAGAGTATGTCTGCCACGGAAAGTGTCACGACACGCTATGGCGTCATCCTAGCGGACCCACCCTGGAGTTGGAAAAGTCGCAGTAGTAAAGGAGAAAAGAAAAGTGCCAAAAATCATTATGACGTTATGGAATCGGACGATATTTGTAATTTGCCTGTTGGTAATGCTGCCGCTTCTGATTGTACTCTTTTTGTGTGGGTTCTTAACTCGATGCTTGATCGAGGGCTCAGGACAATTGATGCTTGGGGGTTCACGTATAAGACGGTCGGGTTTGTCTGGGTTAAACAGAATAAACGAGGACGTGGCCTCTTTATGGGTCTCGGATACCACACCCGACAAAATGCCGAGTTATGTCTCATCGCCACACGGGGAAAACCGAAGAGATTAAACGCCGATGTACACCAGATTATCATGGCACCACGGCGGGAACATTCCAGAAAACCAGACGAGATATATGGTCGCATTGAACGGCTGTATCCTGGGCCATACCTAGAATTGTTCAGCCGAACAGCGCGGCCTGGGTGGGATCAATTAGGAAATGAAACAGGCAAATGGAAACAATAGGCGATATTTGAGAGTGAGCTACTATGAAAATAGCCTTATATGATGTTGACAGCAAAATACCAAACCTTGCCCTAATGAAGGTTAGCCAATACCACAAATCATTAGGCAATGACGTTGTTTGGTATGACCCTTTATGGAGTGAAACATACGATGATATATACGCATCAACAATATTTAAGTTCTCAGACAAAAGCGGGATCGATCCAAAACGAATGAAGGTTGGAGGTACTGGATGGGATTACAGCACAGATTTACCGCCAGAAATAGATAGCTTACAACCTGACTATTCAATCTATAATTACCCTCACAACATCGGGTTTACAATGAGGGGTTGTCGCTTTCGCTGTAAGTTTTGTGTCGTTCCACAAAAAGAGGGCAAGCCCTACGAAGAACATACAATTGACGAAATATGGCAACAGCGAAGTAGTAATTTTGTTGTGCTATTGGATAACGATTTTTTTGGCAATCCAAGCTGGCAGAAACGCATTGATGAAATAAAAGACCACAATTTAAAAGTATCTTTCAGCCAAGGATTAAATATTCGTATTATTACTGACGAACAGGCAGACGCACTTGCATCTGTTCAATTTAGAAATTTGTCTGGAAAAAATAAACAGGTTCATTTTGCTTGGGATCAATTTGGCAAAGGGACTGAGAAGCTCATTGATGAGGGCATTGCACGATGTTTTAAGGCTGGATTAAAGCCAAGGCAAATGGCCTTTTTTGTTCTGATTGGATTTAACACAACGCCAAAGCAAGATATGTATCGCGTCAAGAAGCTGGCTGACTATGGGTGCGATCCGTATGTAATGCCGTATGATAGGAAAGACCATTACCAAAAGAATTTTACTCGCTGGGTAAATCATAAGGCCATTTTCAAATCAACAGCTTGGGAAGATTATAAAATGCAAAAGAAAAATAAAATATCTGATCTTCAAGGTGAGTTGATATGAGCGTCAAAGTTATGTCTGATGTATGGCAGTCCTCACAATCCAAAGGCACGGCGCGGCTGGTACTGTTAGCTATTGCAGACCATTGCAATCCCAGCGGCGTTGCCTGGCCGTCACTCACTCGGTTGGCTAGTTATGTAAACGTCAATCGAAGAAATACCATAAATGCGATAAATCAGTTGGTAGAACTCGGTGAATTAAAGCGTATTAAAACGGGTAAAACGGGACGAGCGACTACCTATAAAATCAGTCTTGGTAGTGTCGGTAGCGACACCGGTGTCGGAGGAGACACTAGTGTCGGTAGCGACACCCAGGTAGTGTCGGAGGCGACACCCCAACCGTCAATGAACCGTCATACTATATTATATAGGGAAAACGAATTTAACGAGTTCTGGAAGCAGTATCCCAAGAAGGTCGGCAAGGGAGCCGCTCGGACTGCATACAAGTCTGCAATCAAGAAAACTCAATACTCAGAAATCATGGCTGGATTAGCGAAATACAATCCAGATGTTCAATTTACGTGCAACCCGGCCACATGGCTAAACCAAGAGAGGTGGAATGATGAACCAGATAATCGAGTTCAAACACACAGCAACAACGTCCGACAAACAGGTGGCGAAATCAGTGGTGCTTACGAGCGGTTTAGAAGTCGAAGAGCAAATCAGCCCTGAGTATGACTTCAAAGGCTACTTGATTACCAACGATATACCGGTGTCAGTTTTGAGTGATGCACACCAGGCTCTGAAGTCATCTCTCATGCCGGCGGAAGAGGATCTGGTAGCCAAAGCACTGCTCAAATTACGGGCTCTTACAGCGCATAAAGCAGATGGCAAGGACTTGGATATAATCCTGGAAGCATATTTGGAGAAGTTGAGAGACTATCCCAAAGATGCAGTCCTGGAGAGTTTAAATCGATACCCTGATCATGCGAAGTGGTTCCCGAGTTGGGCAGAGCTGAGGGATGATGTGGAGTTTAGATGTAAACGTAGACTAGAGCTATTGAAAGCAATTGAAAGGAAGATTAATGAGCGACAACTTACCCAAGTTCGGGAAAACACAGGGACAGCCTCCTAGCTTTTTTGCGAGAGTACCGAGCAGAGCAATATGGCAAGCTAATCGGCCGGTAAGAAAAAAGATGGGAGGGTTATCAATGGGTGATTTGCACATCTTTAGCGCATTGTGTGCTTATGCCAACAATCAAGGCTTTGCGTATCCTAACTCTAAGACCATTGCAGACCAGTTTGGATTGGACCGCAAGAATGTGACGAGAGCGTTCACAAAATGCGAGAGGCTGGGCTATATTGAGAAAGTATCAAAGTTCAGATCACATCCCAAATGGCGGCACGTCATGGGAACAGTGTGGCGTATTGTCTACGATGACAGGCTCAATCAAGATGAGCTGATCGACAGTATGAACATGGAAGATCCACCACCAGTGATAGAGGATGATCTGCCACGAGCTGAGGTAATAGATAAAAAAGACGCTGGTAATCACGAAGATCAGGGAGATGGTATTGAGCTAGTTGAGTGTGTTGGAGTGGCGCGATGGTTTGCTCAGAAAGTGAGTGAAATCACGGGTGAAGTACGGCTGGTTAACCCTCGATCAGTTGAGGTGGTAAAGGCGTTGATCGATGGTGGATTGACTGAGGACCAGATCAAAGATCGAGCCCTGGTAGCGTTAAACAAGTGTCGAGAACAGCGTAAACCCGCGCCTCATCACTTGGGAACGTGGATCATTGACTAATGCGTCACAAGTCTATACGTTCATTAAGCAGTATGACAGCCAGGAGAAAAAGACTTTTGCGCCACAGACAGAAAACCCACCCCTTCCCCCCCCGGCCTTCGGTGGTGCGTTAGGGGGATCTCACAAAAATATTTGGAACTTTTTTGACATGAGTAATTTTTTAGAAATCAAATCGGCATTGATGAAACACAAAAAGGAAGATCGCCTGGATATTGCAATTGCGATGGCTGCCGAGTTTGCAGACCTCATCCATTTTGCTGACAAAAATATATCAAGTGGCTATGTGCGGAAAATGCCGGACCGGAAAGGATTGACACTGACCGAAATTATAGGAGAGCCCAATGCGGGTAAGGAATGAATTTTTTAAATACATGGATGCCCAGACTGAAGATCCAATTGTTAATGCGGTAATCCATAAATTTATGACGCGATCAGATGAGGGCATGAAAAAGTATGGTCAATCGATGGCGGATAACTCGGCCAACACTTTGTTCTGGATAGACAACGCCCAGGATGAATTGATGGATGGAATTTTATATTTAGAAAAACTGAAGGAGACTTGGAAAGATGGCTGATAGATACGAATTGAAGACAGTTCGCCAAGGAAGCGACGGGAAGACATATTGGACAAAAATTGGTGTTGCGTTCCCCATGAAGGATAAGGACGGGTTTAATGTGAGTTTTGACGCTCTGCCGATACCGCAACTGAATAACAAAGGCGAGTTAGTTGTAGAGGCTAAATTGTGGCCCCCCTATGAGGGTGACGCCGGAAAAAAGTAACTAGGGGCGCGGCGGATGTCAGTGCCCCATTAAATGATTTGGATGATGAAATACCGTTTTAATGGTTAAAAGAAAGTATTTGTTTGAAAATTTAAAACCCTCTGTAGACACAGCGCGGCGGGCAATGATCAAGGTTTTAAAAACTGGCAAATGTGCAATGTGCAAAATTAATTTGTACCGAAATGGGCGGCCCGCGGCGAGTACTATGCCGTGCGAAATTAACGGGTGCCCCTATGGTTGAAACACCAAACCCCACTGGCCGATTTGGCGGCGTTAAGCGGCTCGAGGATCGATTACGTGGGCGGAGTAGTGTCATTGCTCACAACAAGGAGGGGATAGCCCAGAGCCTTATTGATTTGGCCCGGGCAAACCTCACTGATGTGATTTCCTGGGATAACCAGGGCAATGTAAGTGTCAAGGCGTCTGAAGACATTCCAGATGCTGTGGCGAGTGCAATCAAGAAAGTTAAAGTAACGAGGAGTAAAGATGGTGATCCTACTTTGGAAATTGAGATGCATGATAAAGTCAGTGTGCTTAGAGTGTTGGCAAAAAGCGCGGGATTGTTGGAGCCTCCTAAAGAAGAAAGCCAAGCTCCTTCAGTCGTGGGTATTACGATGCATGGACCGACAGTAGTCGATGCAAAGTATGAACCAGTAAAGAAAGATGGAACCGATTGAGTGCCCCTGGTGTGGTAGCTGGACTCGTCCAGTAATGGTTCGGGCGCACTACGAATGTGGCAGATGTCATCGCCCAATTGCGGATTGTTGCGATGGGGAACAAGCAGAGGTTGAAGATGACAGAAACAGCCGCACTTAAATTAGATTTTACCACTGCGCCCACAGTCTGGAATTTTTTACAGAACGATTCTTTTGTCCGCGGCCTGATGGGTCCGGTGGGTAGTGGCAAATCCTATGCCTGTGCCGCTGAGATTATGCTGAGAGCCGTGCGGCAGAAACCATCACCACGGGACGGGATCAGATATTCACGTTTTGCAGTGGTCAGAAACTCATACCCAATGTTAAGAACTACCACCTTGAAGACATGGATGGAGATATTCCCAGAAAATATTTGGGGCCGTGCCCACTGGTCTCCGCCAATAACCCATCATATCAAACTACCCTCCAGGGGAGATGCCCACGGCATAGACTGTGAAGTAATATTCCTAGCCCTGGATCAACCCAAGGATGTGCGGAAACTGTTATCACTGGAATTGACTGGAGCCTGGATTAACGAAGCTCGGGAACTGCCCAAAGCAATTGTCGATGGATTAACGCACCGGGTAGGCCGCTACCCCTCAATGGCTGACGGCGGCACAAACTGGCGGGGTATTTGGATGGATACTAACCCGATGGATTCAGATCATTGGTACTGGAGGTTAGCGGAAGGAAAAGAAGCTCCCCTCGGTAAATTTGCGTGGAAGTTTTTCCGCCAGCCATCCGGCGTGCTTGAAGTCAACGCATCAGAGTTACCCGAAAATCCAGAGTTCAATGGGTTCATACAATCAGCGGGTAAATGGTGGATGACTAATCCATCAGGTGAGAATGTGCAAAACTTGCCCGATGGATATTATGATGCTTTGGTTGGTGGTAAAACTTTGGATTGGATACGTTGTTACGCTAAGGGTGATTACACCTACGTCCAGGAAGGCAAACCCCTGACGCCGGAGTATGATGATGAAATGATGTCAGTGGATGGTTTGCAGTATGACCCACATCTTCCAATACAAATTGGTCTCGACTTTGGATTAACTCCGGCAGCAGTATTCGGTCAACGTCACTCATCCGGCCAGTGGCGGATTATCCATGAGCTGGTCACTTTTGATATGGGGCTCGAGCGGTTCGGCAATCAGTTGAAGGCAGAAATAGAAACGCTGTTCCCAGACGCCGATATAATGATCTGGGGTGATCCGGCTGGTCAGCAACGCGATCAGATATTTGAAGTTACGGCTTTTGATCACTTGAAGACAATTGGAATGTTAGCCAGACCCGCCGCAACCAATGATTGGAAAGTCCGCCGGGAAGCTATGATTGCACCGATGATCAGATTTTTTGATAAAAGACCGGGATTGTTGATTGATAAAAAATGCGCCCGAACACGTAAAGCATTAGCTGGCGGTTATCACTTTGCTCGTGTGGCGATGGGTTCCGGCCAGGAAAGATTTAGAGATGTTGCTGTAAAAAATGAACATTCGCACGTTGGCGATGCATACGGATATTTAGTTCTCGGGGGGGGAGAACACAAGCGAATGACCAAAAGACCTATGACCTGGGCTAAGACGCCAATAGCCAATTCGGATTTTGATGTCTTTGCTTGAAGACATAAACGCTGTTAATGATTTGTTGCCGCGTTACTCGGATTATTTCGTTATTCATTTTGATCCGGCATTGCTTCCAATGTTTAAACCCCGTGACACAGATCAAACTTTTTTTGACCATATTCCCAATTTTGATGTTGTTCTATCTGGTTACGCTGAGATTGGTCACGCCTATTACTTTTGCTACAAAGGCAAACCAATTTGCATATTTGGGGTGATCCCATTATGGCCGGGTGTAGGTGAAACTTGGCTCATTACCGATGTCAGTTTGGCAGATCATGCCCGGCCTTTTCACTACACTGCCCGTGTAATGTTAGACAGATTTATGTCTGAACTAAACCTTGTTCGTCTACAGATCAGTGTACATTCTCATAATGTTCGGGCTGTTAAATGGGCTCAGTCTGTTAAGTTCAAAACAGAGGGTCGGATGCAGTCATTCGGTCCAGATGGCAACGATTTTTTTATGATGGCAAGGATTTAAAATGGGCGGCGTAGTTTCAGCAATCACGAGAATATTTTCACCTCCGGCACCAAAACCACCCGCAGTGCAAGGTCCAGATCCAGCGTTGGTGAAAGCACAGCAAGATCAGGAAAAAAGGATTGAAGCCCGTGAGGCGCAATCGCAAAGAGAAATTGCCAGCCGAAAACGAGTACAGCGGCGCGGCGGTGTAAGAGCATTGTTAGCGGATCGTGAAAATCCATTCTTGGGTGTGCCTACACAAACGACACTCGGACCAAGTTTCTCACGTAGTCAATCTGGCAACACTGGATGAGATTATCTCCTGAGCAATTATCTAAACGATATAAATCCGCCTGGCAGAAAAAAGAAAACTGGCGGAATTTGTATGAGCAATGCTATCAATATGCTTTGCCGCAACGCAATTTATATGATGGATACCATGAGGACGGCCAGGGCGGCAGAGTAAAAAACTTACAAGTTTTTGATTCCACTGCGGTACACGGCGTTCAAAGATTTGCCAATAGATTGCAGTCTGGATTGTTTCCGCCAGATAAGGACTGGATGGATCTATTACCCGGCACTGAAATACCGCCGGAAGCTATAGAAGATGTCCGCGGCGGTCTCCAAGGATATACCGATAAATTCTTTTCGATTATTCGCCAGACTAATTTTGACCTAGCAATGGGCGAGTTTCTGATGGACCTATCTGTTGGGACCGGGATCATGTTGATCCAGCCCGGTGATGATCTACAGCCTATTCGGTTTCAAGCAATACCCCAATATCTTTGCGCTCTCGAAGAAGGACCAAATGGTACAGTGGAAAACGTCTATCGTAAAATGCGGGTGGCAGTAGAGAATATTGAACAAATCTGGCCCGAAGCTGAATTGCCGGATGTACTCAAGAAATTAAAACAAGATAAACCTCAAGAGATGGTTAATCTGCAAGAGTCTACAATTTTAAATGTCGAAAGCGGCGGATACGGCTATTACGTGTGTTATAAATCTTCAGACAATGATGAGTCGGAGTTGGTTTATCGGGCTCTTAAAAACTCACCTTGGGTATGTTCCAGGTTCAGTAAAGTCAGCGGTGAAGTCATGGGACGCGGCCCGGTGGTTTCAGCTCTCGGAGATATTCTCACGTTAAACAAGGCCGTAGAATTATTGCTCAAAAACGCCTCGTTAAATATTTCCGGTGTATTTACCGCCGTTGATGATGGCGTATTGAATCCGCAAACTATCCGCGTCGTACCGGGCGCAATTATTCCGGTGGCATCTAACGGCGGCCCACGCGGAGCCAGCCTACAACCGCTGCCGAGAGCTGGTGATTTACAGTTAACACAAATTGTCTTGCAAGATTTACGAATGAATATCAAACGCACGCTGTTAGATGACAGTTTGCCGCCAGATAACATGAGTGCCAGAAGTGCTACAGAAATCGTCGAGCGTATGCGGGAACTAGCTACCAACCTAGGAAGCGCATTTGGGCGTTTGATAACTGAGACTATGGTCCCACTCGTTCGGCGATCCATGCAAATAATGGATGATCAGGGTTTGATTAATTTACCCCTACGTATTAACGGCCTTGAAGTTAGAGTAATCCCAGTATCGCCATTAGCAAAAGCGCAGAATATGGATGATATACAAGACGTCATGCAATGGGCGCAGATTTCAGCGGGAATGGGACCAGTTGGTCAAGCGACTGTAAAACAGGACGCTATTGCTGACTACGTTGCAGACAAGTTGGGGATACCCTCAGAACTTAGGACCACACAAGAAGAGAGACAGCAACTCGAAGAAGAGATGCAACAAATGATGGCCGCGCAAATGGCGGCTCCACCCGAAGACCCAAATCAGGAGATGGCATAATGTACGGCAAAAAAAAGAAGCCCATTAAAAAGAAATAATGGCGGATATTATTGATATTAATACGCCGGGGTGGGATGGCGTAAATGCAGATAGCCCACTACCCCAGATTGAATCGGAGACATTTCAAGGAGAACTAGACCGCTCTATTCGGCGGATTTATGAGAGTGATGACGGCAAAAAACTTTTTGATTGGCTAGTCGGCTCATATCTGCAACAACCAAGCTGGGCTCCTGGTTATACTACCGATTTTGGTTTTTATCGTGAGGGTCAAAATACTTTGATCCGGGAATTATTGATGAGAAGTGAAAGGGCTGGAGATAATGGCTGAAGAAACTGAAGGAGAAGTTGCCGTTGAAGAACCCCAGGGGTTATTGGATGACGCAAAAATTACTGAACCAGAGACAGAAACTGAAGTGGAAGAGTTGGATCATATCGATCCAGAGTCAAATGGCGAGAGGCCGGACTGGTTGCCGCAACGATTTTGGGATGATGACAAGGGGGCAGATTACGAAGGATTAGCAAAGAGCCAGCAAGAATTATATAAAAAATTGCGAAGCGGAAAACATGACGCACCGGAAGATGGCAATTACGATATGAAGTTTGCGGATGGTCGAATTGCTGAAGATGATGAGTTAATGACAAAATTTAAAACTCTCGCATCTGAGCGCGGGTTTACACAAGACGATGTAGAAAGTGTTCTCGGCCTTGTACTCGATGCAACGCCGGCTGAGCAAGACGAGCCGGAAGCTAAATTTGATCGGGAAACTGAAATTAACAAACTCGGACCCAACGGCGAAGAAATAATAAATGGCACAGTCAAATGGGTTGAAGGCATGGTTAATAACGGTGCCTTAACTGCGGAAGACTTTGAAGAGTTTAAAATAGTCGGCGGCACCGCAAATGGTATTCGATTTCTAAATCGCGTGCGTCAATATTACGGGGAAAGAAATATCCCGGTTAACTCTACGCCCGATTTAGAATCAGTACCCACTGAAGCTGAATTACAAGAAATGGTGGCAGATCCACGTTACCGCGAAGACACATCATTTAGAAATAAAGTGACGGCGGACTTTAAACGATTATATGGTTAAAACCTCCCTGTAAACTCGCCCTCGCAGTAATCCCCTTTTTTGCGAGGGCATCTTTTTGTCACAACTCTTAAATATTCAATAAGATATTTGACTTTATAATTAGTTTATGTTTATAAATTAACTGACCCCACCCTCGGTCAATTCGAGACCTGGTCTGTACGCCGCACAGCGGTATGCGACAGCCGACTTTTGAAGTCCTACCTGTAGCGATTTTAAATTTTAACCCTCGGATAAGGACCGAAAAAATGGCTGTAAGTTTATCTACAAATTTTACAAAGCAGTTTGAGGCGGAAGTTAAGCACGCTTATCAAGCTACTCGTAAACTATCTGGTACAACCCGTTCGCGCACTGGCGTAGTGGGAAGTACTGTTCAATTTCCAAAAATGAGTTCTGGCGTAGCGGGTCTACACGTTCCCCAGAGTGAAATCACAGCATTGAATATTACTCATTCAAACGTGACTGCAACTTTGTCAGATTTTGCGGCACCAGAGTACACATCAATTTTTGATCAGCAAAAAGTCAATTATGACGAGCGTCAGGAATTAGTGCAGACTCTTGGTAATGCAATTGGCAGACGTTGCGATCAAATCGTTCTCGATGCTCTTGCTAACTCTTCCACATCTCTCACAGTTGCAAACAGTATTGGCGGATCAAATACCAATGTTAATGTGGCTAAAATTTTAGAGTGTGCCCGTTTAATGAATGATAAAAATGTTCCCGCTGGAGACCGCTACATGGTTATCTCTGCCGATGGACTATCTTCATTATTAAACGAAGAAAAAGCGGCATCACAGGACTACGTGCTTCACAAGGCAATGACTGATGGCCGAATAGATAATTTCCTTGGTTTCAAGGTTATTATGATTGGCGCAATGGACGAAGGCGGTCTTGCAATAGACGGTTCTTCCGACAGGACGTGTTTTGCTTGGCACAAAGATAGTGTTGGGTATGCGGAAGGCATTAGCCTCAAAACAGAAATCAACTATGTGCCAGAGCGTGCATCTTGGTTGACCAACGTGATGTTGAGTGCGGGTGGCATTGCCATAGATACAAACGCAATAGTTCAAGTAACAGCCAGAGAATAGTAGGAGTAATTAAAAATGGCATACGCAAAAGCTGGTTTAAATCTTATAGGTGGCGGTTCCAAGGCTGGGTCGTCCCCTCAAATGTGGTCCTACACATCAACTGATGCGAAGACTGCGATTGATGCCTCGGGTTATTTCAACGATGCATCTGATCTTTTGAAAGTGGGCGATCTAATTTACGTTCACGCATCGACAGCGGGTACTAGAACGTACTCACTGGCTCCGGTTGTTAGTAATGCATCGGGCGTAGTCGATACCGGTGACGGTCAGGCAATAAGTTCAACAGATAGCGACTGAGCAGTTGGCTATGATCAGGGGGGCGTTTTTCTCCTTCGCCTCCCTGATTATTTTAATGGAGTTACCAAGTGGCCGTTAATGACACAGACGTTACTATTTGCTCTCACGCTTTGATGCTCCTTGGAGAAAACACTATCTCATCATTTACAGACGGCACAATCCAAGCCAACGTCTGTTCAGAATTATACCCAAATATTCGAGACATGGTTTTAACTATGTACCCCTGGAGCTTCACAATTGTAAAAGTGGACTTAGCCAGGTCGAGTACAGCTCCCATAAACGAGTGGAGTTTTGCCTACCCAATGCCCAGCGATTCATTATCAATGATACCAAGGGCAGTCTTTAATTCATCTGCCGTGGGGGCACAGCCAATTACAGCGGGTTGGGAAGTGTATGGGTCAGAAATATTTACTGATCAAAATGCAATTACAATTGATTATCAAAAACGGCCCCTGGAAGCTGAAATGCCCAGTTACTTTGTGCAATTGTTAAAATACGCCATCGCTATGCACATCGCCGAGCCTGTGACCGATCAATTACAAAAAGCACAGCATTGGGAGCGAATAGCTTATGGTTATCCGGCTGAAGGTGGACGCGGCGGATACTTTCGCCAGGCAGCGGCTACTGATGGCATGGGGGCTGGCACATCTTTTATTCAAGACTTTCCATTAGTCGATACTAGACTGACGTTGAGTTAGTCATGCCCAGAGTTGTAAAAGTTCAAACAAACTTTGCAGTCGGGGAAATCAATCCAGAACTAAGAGGCCGGATTGATCTACAGCAATATGAGAGCGCATTGGAGCGTGCCCGTAATGTTGTGTGCAAACCTCAAGGTTCGGTGGAACGCCGCCCAGGTCTAAAGTTTGTATTTAGTGTACCCTCTACGGCATCTCCAGAAAATGGGATACGATTGGTGCCGTTTACTTTTAGCACGACACAAACCTACATGATGGTTTTTTCTGGGGGGCGGATGTATGTGTTTAAAAATGGTGTCCAGGTCACGGCAATCAATGGCGGCAGTGATGATTTCTTAGACGTGTCATCAAGTGTATCTGGCGTCACTGAGGGTATAGCATCCTCTAGGTTAGATAATTTATGGTACACACAATCGGCGGATACGTTGTTATTGTTTGAAGAAACGATGACGCCAATAAAAATCGTGCGCGGCGCAAATGACGCAACTTGGACTGTAAGCGACATCGCATTTTCAAATATTCCTAAATTTGCATTTACAATAACTACCGCTACACCATCAGCTACATTGACGCCATCCGCAGTCTCGGGTCAAATTACGTTAACGGCAAGCGGATCGGTTTTTACCAGCGATCATGTCGGGCAATATATTGAAGCCAACAACAATTTTGGTCGGGCTCGTATTATTGAGCAAACATCTGGAACAGTCGTTAAGGCTACTACAGAAGTCCCCTTCTTTTCAACTGATGCAATTGCGTCTGGTGCCTGGACATTAGAAACCGGCTACGAGGCGGCGTGGTCATCATCTAGGAAATGGCCTCGGACTGCTACATTCCATGAAGGCAGATTAATTATTGGTGGATCATTCTCATTGCCGTCTACAGTTTGGGCATCAAGGGTGGGAGACTTTTTTGATTTCGATCCTGGTCAGTCACTCGATGACGAGGGTATGCAAGCTACGATTGACACAAACCAACTGAACGCAATTGTCGGCGTTTTTTCTGGAAGAGACTTGCAGATATTTACAACAGGCACAGAATTTATTTGTCCTCAAATTGATGGATCTCCGCTGACACCATTGAGTTTTATATTTAAGCCAATGACCACTCGGGGATCTAAGCAAGGCACCCAGCCCGTTAGTACTGAAGGCGGCACGCTGTATCTACAACGCGGCGGTAAAGCTATCCGAGAGTTCTTGTTCTCTGACGTTGAGGGAGCATATGTCTCAAATGACATATCAATGTTGTCCTCACATCTATTGCAGACACCTACCCGGATGTGTATGCGCCGCGGCACCAATGTGGACGAGGGTGATCTATTAACAATCACTAATTCCGGTGACGGCTCTATGGCTGTGTTTTCTATTCTGCGATCTCAAAATATTATCGCACCTAGTTTATTTACCACAGATGGATCTTTCCTAGATTGCCAGGTTGAGGATTCCGACACGCCATTATTATACAGCGTAATAAAAAGAACACTACCAAATGAATCGACTTGCACAATTACAGTCTCAAGTTTTGGAAGTATCGCCGTTGGTAGCACGATTAAAATGTCAACATCATCTGGTACAGAAGTCACTTTTACATCAGCCGGAAGTGCCACAACCAATGTATGGGTTAGTGAAACCTCAAATGATCAAACTGCGACTAATCTCGCTGCCGCAATAAATGGCAATGCTAACTTTTCAGCCAGCGCATCGGGCGCAGTGGTGACAGTGACTAGAGCCGCTATTGGTAAAACTAATCTAACAGTCACCTCATCCGACACTGCAAAACTGACTGCAACTAACTTTACCAACACTGAAGTTTATTACTTGGAGACTTTTAATAATGATCACACCACTGATTGCTCAATTCAGTTTACTTCTGTCGCTGGCAATTTGCCTACAAGTACTACAGTTGGCAGTTTAAGTTTTATTGAGGATCAGACGTGTAAAGTTATTGCAGACGATAACATTCTGCCGGATGTGACTGTGGCATCTAATGAAGTAACAACAAATCGGACAGCAACGACTTATTTAGAAATTGGGTTAGAATATCCGACATTTACAGACACTCTAGCAAACAGCGCAATTAAAAGTACCCCGCTGGTTCGCACAATGCCTGTAGAGACCAGATTGCCGAGCGGTCCAGTGACGGGCAATAAAAAACGCATTGTGAAGGCATCCCTGATTTTAGACAACACACAGAACATTGCAGTCAATGGTAGTGATGTGCCTATGAGACAACTCGGCACAGGCGTATTGGATCAGGGTGTGCAGAAATTTACAGGCACTAAAGTTATGGGGCCATTCCTTGGATATGATTTCAAAGGACAAATTGAAATAACACAGAGCCAACCAATGTTTATGACTTTACTTAATCTCGATTATCGAGTGAGCGTGGCGGTAGACTAATGAGTGCATTATCAATGGCATTTACGGCATTTAGTGCCATAAACCAAATAAAACAAGCCGGAGTTCAAAAACAACAATATGAGTTTATGGAGTCCCAACTGAAGACCCAGGCACAGTTTACTCGTTTTAACGCCAAACAGGAATCATTAAAGCACCGCAAACAAGCGGCAGATGAATTAGAAAATACATTAGTTAAAATGGCTCAGATCAATGCCGCCGCTGGTGCCGGGCACATGGACCCATTTAGCGGTAATCCATTTGGGCTACGTACCCGGGCTTTAAATGTAGGTGGCACTAATTACGGATTTGCAAAAGGCAATGAGACAATCACCAGATTAACGGGGGAAGCTCAGGCAAATATGCAACTGGCACAAGCTGGTCAGGCTAGGAGAGCGGGTAAGGCGGCGTACCAGAAAGGTGTATTCGGTGCATTGTTTGCTCTCGGCACGGGTGCTTTAAAAATGTATCAAACAAGTATTCCAAGTGAGCCAACATTTCAAGGCTACACAAACAATCAATTAATTGGGTTTGGCCCTAAAATATCAACTCCTAAAAATTCTTTTTATAATTTTTTTGGTATAAGCTAATGGCAACGCAAAGATTCCCTTTTCCAAATTTAATTCAAGGATCGGTTGGACCAGCGTCTGGCGGCACACCGAGAGTACCATTGAAGAATATTGCTTTGGATGCCGAGTCTGACTTATACGGATCTCTTGCTAGTCGTATGGATCAAGTCGCACAGCAAGGATTTAAGATAGCGGGTGCCCAGGCTAAAGCGGCGGGTGCAATGTTCGGTGCCAAAAATGCGCCGACAATTGAACAAGTGGAATTAGCGCAAAAATCTGGAGAGGCAATTGATTTACCTGGGGATGGATCATCCTTAAAGATTTATGATCAAGCGGCGTATCAAGCCAGCTTATCAGTATTGGAAGATCGGGTTGAAGTGTCAGCTCGTAGAGCATTAAGCGAGGCATTTGCTAAGGCGGCGTCAAATCCAGATATGAATCCGCAAGACTTCACAGCATCATTGGATTCAATTGTAAAAGAATATTCTACCACACTGTCATCAATATCCCCATCTTCCGGGTCTAAAGTAAATGCGAGTTTGTCAATTCTTGCTAATTCTCAAGTGGTCCAATTTTCACGCGAGTTTATGGCTAAAGAAATAAAAAGAAGTAAGGATGATGCTTTACAAAATGTTGGCGAGTTTACTGAAACACATCGTCAAATAATTCTATCGCATGACAATAACAGCGAGGCTAGTGTCTTAGATAAAATAAAGCTCGGTGAAATAAAAGTTCGCAATATGTTGGAAAAACCCAACGTGCGTGAAAGCCAAATCAAAACCGCAATTAACAATTATCGCAAAACAATATCTAGGGCTAAAGTTGACGCAATACTTGGTTGGACGTTAACCAGTGAATTTGCCACCCGCCCGAACCAAGCTATTTTTGAAGTTACAAAATACGCTGACAAAAAGAGAAAACAGAAATCCTCACTTCCCCAATATGCAAGAGACATTTGGGACACAATGGATAATAGCGAAAGATTAGAGGTAATTGGCAGACTACAAAAACAAGCCAATCAATTTAACAATGCGCGGCGCAATCAAGAGATAATTGAAAACACTGAAAACAAAACTTTATTAATAGACTTTCAGGGTAACTTCACTGCGGCACAAAGCGAAGATGATAGACCCGCAATGAAAAAGGCTATTGATGACATAAGAGCGATTGATCCAGTTTTAGCGGATAAATATGAAAAGATATACGCCAAAGATTCGGGTGTAATTGCAGACTCAGAACCCGCTATTGAACGGCTAAATCAATTACTTTCAGTCAACTCATTAACCTATCTTGAAATTGCTGATGCACAAATATCATCTGGTACAAAAGCAGATTATTACGAAAAGATGGCTACCCAGAGAGATAGGCTAATTAATCAGGGTAAAGCAATTGTAAGAGAAAAATTTCAACCGGATTTAAGTTTACCATTAAAAATGTTGACGGGTGACGTAAGGCTACAAAGATTAAAATATGATCGTGTCGTAAATAAATTAATTAACAAAAAAATTGAGTTTGAAAAAGAATTAACAAACAAAATTAAAGACGGCGAAAAACTTCCATCAAAGCCATTTGATTATGAGGGAATTGTAAATCAGGCAATTAAAGATGTTACAGCCGAAATTAATGCAGACCAAAAAGTCAAGTTTCAAAAAACTATAGATCGGGCATTTGACAAACTACCAGAGGGATATTCAAAAGATTCTGACGGGCTAACAAAAGCTATATTAAGCGGTGAATTTGAGCCCATGCTAAAATCTCAATTTGAAAAGGCACGAGCATTAATGAAAAAAGTAGAGGGCATGGATTAATGGATGAGAGATTTGATAATCTATTAAAACAACGCTTTGAGACCCGTGAAGTGTTTGAGCCAACGGATGTGCGTGGATCTGCCTCTGGTTATACAGTTGTGCCTCCACCACCGCCAGTCGTTCCAACAGATGCCGAGCCTCAAACTGAAACAAATGAGCCTAGTATATTAGATGAGTTTGGTGACTTTGCTGGCAATGTTGCAACAACCTTTGGCGATCTGCCTAACATGGCTCTTAGAGGCACATTACACGCACTTGGAGAGGCGGTGTATTCGGCTGGTTTGATTGATAAAGACACGGCCGATGTATGGCGTAAAATGCTAAAATCGGCAGACAAGTTGGCTGAAAAAGAAGGCGTGAACCCTGTGGCTCGAGGTTTAGGCCAGGGGCTGGCGCAGTTTGGTGCGGGTATGATTGGACCCTTTAAGGCATTACGAGCAGTAGGAGTAGCCCGGCCATTAGCCGCATTGGTGGCAGAGGGTTTATCTGGAGCATTTGCTTTTAATCCAGATGATCCAAACTTGGGTAATTTTATAAATAGTTTTGAACCAGAAAATCCAATTGTTAAAAACATTGCAGATTACATACAGACTGACCCCAACGACACTGAAGCTGAAAATAGATTTCGGAATCTTGTCCAGGATGTAGTCCCGACTGCCGTAGTTGAGTCAATTGTTAAAGGTGTAAAAACTGTCAGGGAAATGGACCCCGATACAATAATAGAAGCTGGCGAGGCGGCAGAAAAAAGATTGTCTGATGCAATGTCCGGGACAACGCTCAGTGCTAATCCAGTTGGCGCAGTTGGTGATGCGGCTATTGCTGGGGCTGGCAAGGTAGCGCAGAAACTTAAACGAGTTGGTACGACAGGACAATATGTGGGCGCACCCGCTGGTATAACTAGTCCACAGAAATTAGCGGGGCTAAGACGCAAAATGTTAAACCTAACCAAGGAAGGCGGTCAGGGAAGATTCTGGTATGAGAGAAGTGGTCAACAGATTTTAGACGCTGTTGGCGGAAATGTGGATGAGGCAGATAAAATCATACAAGCTATTGCTGTAACCTCTCCGGGGACTCCTGTTAAAAGCAATTTTGATTATGCATTACAGGCATACTCGCAATGGAAAGCGGGGGAGCCAATTTTGACAGGTAGATTCCCTACAGCCATGAGTAAGAAACTTGAGGAAATATTCTCTGGCAAACCGTGGGAGGGAAGGAAGACAGATGATTTTTATAATAATCTGATGATTCAGATTGATCCCTCAAGGGCCGGTCCTGTTACTGGTGATATATGGATGTTACGAGCGTTTGGTTTTGCAAAGGCAAATGAAATGCCGTCTCCCAAACAATATGAATTTATGACTAAGGAAACACAAAGGATTGCAGATCAACTTGGTTGGGAACCCCATCAGGTGCAAGCATCCATTTGGGTTAATATGAAAGCAAGGTCTGAGAATCCTGGCGTAAAGAAAATAACCGAAGAAATTTCAGAAAAGGAAGGATGGATTACCTGGAAGACAAATAGCAAAGGTAAAAAAGAGCGGGTTGTTTTAGATGAAGTTAAGCATATGCAGAACTGGCTTAAACAGTCTTTAAAATATACGCCCAATGTTGATGATATTAATAAAGCAAAGTTTGACTATGCCGATGCCTTACAGGGTAACCTGGGTCAGGTGTCATGGGAGAGCATCCCCGGCAGAACAGGCAATCATATGCCAGAGATGTTTAACGCCCCTTATGCCCAGCAAGCAGAATATCACGTTGCGGTCTCTAAGGCATTCCTCGATGATGACGGCACGGATATAATAGCTAAAGAACTTGGGATTCTCTCCCCCCGGGATTTCGAGGCACCGGGGTATTTTGAAGGCAAGGTCAGTCCTGGCACACAAACCGAAATTGTACTCCCCCAGAAATATAAGGGGCCAAAACTTAAACAGATTGAACCAGCGGCATTGGAATTAGTACAAACCTATTCGGCAATCAGGGGAATATTGTTAAAACAGGATGCAATGGGCTGGCATCGTCCTTTTTATAAACACGCCGTTAAAGATTCCAATGGAGTCGAAGTAAGTATTGGCCGAAATTTTACCGAAGCAGAAACAGATAAACTAGCAAAACACATAGCGGAAATTGCTGGTCATAAAGATTTTAACCCTATTAGTTCCCCAGATGGTGTGCGGTTCATTAACTTTATTGGTATGGACAATACAAAGTTTCATGCTATATTGAATGAGGCCTTGCAACGTATGGAATTTGATGACGGCGCGAATGCTGTGGCGAAAAGATTTGCGGCACAGTCAGGGTACATGGAAAACAACTGGAGTAAGTATAAAAATGGCGAAGGTTACTTGGGAACAAGCCTCAAAGGACGATCCGATTTACAGCGGAAGGTTCGTCGTATCATCTCCAAAATCCAGGCAAGGATCGACGACGTCGACTCCGACTTCTCCGAGCGATACGGCTGGACCAGGAATGAAGAACTCAACGCCGGGCACAAAAGCCCCAACACAGTAAACCCAGAGGCCACCCCGCCTCCAGTTGAAGGAGGTGGCTGATGGCAACTGATCCAAATTTAATTATTGAAGATGGTCAGCAAGAGATGCCTCTTGAAGCTCCGCAAATTGAATTGCCGGAGGTAATTGAACCCCAACCCGAAGAGACTGAGGTAGCAATTTTAGGATCTCTTGGCCGTATGGGTAAAGCAATTAATGCGGCGGCAGATGATGTTCCCGTTCCACCTAAACAGGATGTGCCACCCGCTGAACTGATTGATGGGCAAATTATTATTAATCCAATTGATCCGGCTAAGGGTGATGAATTTAGAAAAATATTAGACCTTGCGCCTGATGCTCAAATAAAAATACCAATGCCAAACTTACGGCAAATGAACTTGGAAGACAGTCAAAAGCAATATGTAGAAACATTACACCGTTTATGGGATGAGGATATTTCTGTCGCAAGACGCCACTCCCGGACAATGGATCAGATTGTTAAAGATGCCCAATCGATTGGATGGGATGAGGCGGCGATACAATTGCTTCAAAGAAAAAAAGGTGAGGCGTTTAATGATGTAGAAATGGCCCGAGCAGTTTGGGTGCGATTAAATACGATGAACCATCTTGATGAAATAATGCAAGATATTGCTTCCGGCGGTGGTAAATATGATGACGCTGATCTATTGCAATTCTTGCCGCTGGCTGGATCAATTGAAATACAAACATCCGGCGCAATTGCAGAGGCTGGTCGCGCTATGGCTGTGTTGTCTCATGCTGGTAAAATTGGTGCATTGGATACCAGCAAAATGTCTAGCGTGCCTGAGATGCTGGCACGATTTGGAACTGATAAAGAAGGGCTTGATAATTTTAAGGCCGCTTATTTATCATTGCCAACACGAGCGCATAAAGCTCGATATATGAGAACTATATTCCAAAAAGGTTTAGACGTTTTCTCGGAAGCATTTATCAATTCATTGCTATCCTCACCAGTAACCCATGCAGTCAATATTGTTGGAAACACAGTCTTTGGAGCTTTGCAAGTACCGGAGAGGGCATTAGCTGGGGTCATAGGTAAAATAAGAACAGACATATTCCGCGGCCTGGGCGGAGATGAGCGAGTGCAGATGACCGAAGCATGGTCAATGTTGCAGTCACTTGGGCGAGGATTAGAAATTGGAAGTAAGGCGGCTTATAAAGCGGCAGTAAAGGAGGAGGGCTCATTTGGCAGAGGTGCCTCAAAAATAGACAATCGTGTAGACAAAGCTATATCAAGTGAATATCTCAATATTCAAAATAACGGGTTAGCAAAAGCTATTGATGCGTATGGAATTACTGTCCGGGCTTTAGGTTCTCGAATGTTATTAATGGAAGATGAGTTTGCTAAAGGCGTGTTGTATCGCATGGAGCTGGAAGCTCTCGCCAATCGCCGCATGACTGAATTAATTAATAATGGAATGTCACAGGATGATGCAGTTTTGGAAGGGGCTCGAATATTAGCTGGACACGATGCTACAATTGTAAAGGGTGCCGAGGACTTTGCAGTACGAACCACATTCCAGGGTGATTTGGGTAAAGTCGCACGCTGGGCACAAGGCGGATTTTCTCATCCGCTAATGAAAATATTTGTACCATTTTTTAAGACTCCAATGAATATCGTATCTGAGACAATAGAGCGCACCCCAGTGGCCGGTATCACTCCCGCTTTTTGGAGAGACATGAAAGCGGGTGGGGCAAGTGCAGACATTGCTATGTCAAAGTTTGTTATGGGTTCTAGTATGTTTGCGATGACTGCTATGTACGCCACCGGAGAGATGGTGCCAGATTTTAAGATCACAGGTATGGGGCCAAAAGATAAGAACGCCCGTACAGCCTGGAGGCGCAGTGGTTTAGAGCCTTACAGTTTTGCGTTCAAAGGCAAGGATGGTAAATGGACAAGTTGGCAATACGGACGGCTGGCTCCTATTGCGGGTATACTAGCAATGAGTTCTGATTATTCAGAGTTTTCCCAATACGAAGACAATGAGGATACATTAACCAAATTAACGATTGACGCTGGAGCTTCTTTATATGAACAGCTAAAACAATTGCCAATGCTCCAGGGTGTGTTTGAAATTGCTGATGTTGCTGGCAGTGAATACGAGAGCGGCCATGACAAGGCGCGGCGTTTTGGAGAACTTATAACAGAGAAATTTGCGGGTGCGTTAATCACTGCTATGCCGGGGCCAACTGGATCTCTGTCAGCTACTGTTGAACGTACAATGAATCCAAATGCATCTAATGTAGAACCAACTTCAGACCAAACTGAAAATGCGTTTTACACAAGTCCAATAGCCCGGGGTTGGTACAAGGCACTCAATCGAGCTAAGTCACGTAATCCATTTTTCTCTCAAGATGTTCCATCAAAATTAAATTTGTGGGGGCAGACTATGAAACAATGTGAGAATGGTGGCTGGTGTTTTATATCTCCAATTCGCGTGATTGATTCCAAAGACAATATTGTAGACAAGGAAATGGTTAACCTCGGCCTTGGGTTAAGGATGCCAAATAAAACACAGCGCGGGATTAAACTTACCAGCGATCAATATAACGAAATGATCTTAGAGATGAATCTTTATGACTATAATGATGGTTTAAATATGCTGGGTGAGATGGAGCAATTAATTGATCAAATACATTACATTGAGTCTGACCCAGGTGAGAGGTTAGAACTTTTGCGGGATATTATGAACAAAAGAAAAGAGGACGTTCTCGATGTAATGTTTGGCGAGGGTACTGAATTAAAAATAAAAGAGACTTACAGGAAGGATATGTTGAAGTTAGGGAAGAAACCATTGCAATGATTTTTTTTACTTTTTGGTGTCAATAGAGTATATAACTATTAAAGGATAGTGACATGGCGATTACAGTTGAAGCAGTACACAGAAAGGTGCAGTACACCAGCACGGGTGGCTTAGGGCCGTACTCGTTTAGTTTTAAAGTACTCGCCGCAACTGACATTAAGGTCTCGGTAGGCACTACTGAAAAGACAGTATCCACTCACTACACCACCACCTATAATGCTGACGGTACGGGCTCAGTTACATTTACCAGCGGCAACGCTCCGGCTAATGGCACCCTGGTAACTATCGAATCTAACCAGGCGATTGCCCGGACAACTGACTATTCCACTGGCGGTGATTTTACGGCGGACTCAATTAATAGTGCGCTTGATAAACTAACGATTAATGACCAGCAAATTGAGACTGAGCTATCTAGGAATATTCAATTAGCAAGTACAACAAAAAGAACAACGTCCGGCACAGGAACATCAGGACCATTAACCTGGCCCTTTGATGACACTGCCAGTAATAATGCAAATAAAGTTGTAGCCTACGATTCAAATGGCACGTCCCTAGAATTGGGACCAACGACGACACAAATTACATCTGCGAGTACCAATGCAACCGCCGCGGCAACAAGTGCGACTGCCAGTGCTTCGAGCGCAACTGCTAGTGCAACCTCTGCAACATTATCTGGGAATTATGCAGTTAAAGTTGATGGTGTGGTTACTGGATCAGATCATTCAGCCAAAGCATGGGCCGTAGGAGGTACTGGCGTTACTGATACATCTTCTAAAGGAGCGGCTAAAGAGTGGGCAACTGAAGCTGAAGATAATACAGTAGATGGCTCAGAGTTTTCCGCAAAACACTATTCAGCTAAAGCAAGCGCATCAGCTAGTGCCGCCGCTTCAAGCGCAACTGCC